TTATGCTGGTGCAACAAATAAATCGTTCCAATTAGACGGAGTGTTTGAAAATAACGCTGCTGGTGCGCGTATGACTATGAACGCTTTTTTATGGTCACAAACCACAGCAATCAACGCTGTATCTTTTGCACCACAATCAGGCACTTTTGTTCAATACTCAACCGCTTCACTCTACGGCATATCTAAAACATAAGGAGATAGACACATGGCAGACACAAAGATAATCGTAAACTGCGAGACAGGCGAAGTCTCCGAGGTTGAACTAACAACCGATGAGGTAGCACAGCGCGCTAAAGATGCTACGGCCTATGCAAAGGCTAAGGCAGATGAGGAACAAGCAGCAGCCGAGAAGGTTGAGGCGAAGGCTGCTATTGCAGAGCGTTTAGGGCTAACAGATGCAGAACTGGCTATCTTGCTTGCATGAAGCCAACACTATGCGCCGCTGGTAAACAACTCAGGGAGCAGTTTGATGACACATACCCAGATCGCGATCGTACTTCCGATGGCTGGATTGCGGATGCAAGGCATTTGTCAGCAGGTACTAGCGACCACATACCTTCTCCAGAGTCAGGGCTTGTTCACGCAATCGATGTCGATCGAGATGTCTCTGGTACAGCCAAGCCCGATCTCATGCCCAACATTGCTGATCAACTTCGAGTCCTTGCCAAAACAGACAAGCGCATTAAGTACATCATCTTTGAAAGCAGGATTGCCAGCGCCAAGAGTCTATGGCGTTGGAAGCCTTATACAGGGGCTAACAAGCACACTCATCATTGCCACATATCTTTCACTAGCAAAGGCGATCAAGACGGTTCGTTCTTTAATATCCCACTACTAGGAGCAACTAAATGAACATGAAGCACCCAGCAATAATCTCTATCGGCGCATTCTTAGCTGTGTGGGGTACAACCTCTAACTTCTCTTTAGACTATCGGGCAATCCTTGGCTCAATAGTCGCTGGTATTTTTGGGTATGCCACGCCTAGAAAATGAGTCCTCAAGATTATGCTGCTCTTGTAGTAGCAATCGCAACGGTTCTGGGTGGCATTACTGCGATGCTTCAGTTCATGATCAAACACTATTTAGCGGAGTTGAAGCCCAATAGCGGATCGTCTATGAAGGATGCAGTAGATCGCTTAGAGACACGCGTTGACAAAATCTATGAAATCCTCTGCGATAAGTCACAATAAGACCATGGCTCGCAAGAAGGTTATTGACTTAGATACTTACTCTATGTTAGATCAGTATTGCATAGGGCTAAATGAGTATTACAAATCGCTTCGTAGGGCTGGCTTTGATGTTGACATTGCACTTTGCATCTTGCTAGAACCTGCTACTTACCCAGCAACAATACTTCCTGCACCCAACTGGCTTCCACAACTTCCAGACCGCATCCCCTATGACGATGACGATGAGGATTAAGAATGAAAAGAACTGTAATCGTTCCCGATCTACAAGTTCCCTATCATGACGAAGTAGCAGTAAAGAATGTTGCATCTTTTATTAAGGCTTACCGCCCCGATAGCGTCATTACTCTGGGAGACGAAATCGATCTCCCACAGATCAGCCGATGGACAGAAGGAATGCCAGGTTGGTTTGAGCAAACCCTTGGAGATGATCGAGACGAAGCAGTAGAAGTTCTGTGGTCTTTGGTAGAGCATGCCAAGGAAGCCCACATGATTAGAAGCAATCACACAGATCGTCTTTACAATGTGATTATGAAAAAAATACCAGCATTCTTGGCCTTGCCAGAGCTGCGCTTTGAAAAATTTATGAAGTTAGATGAACTAGGTATTACCTATCACAAGAAGCCTTACGCCTTCCAGAAGGGATGGGTGGCAGTTCATGGAGATGAGCAGGGCATCAACCCCAATGCAGGTCTCACAGCCCTTGGAGCGGCTCGTAGGCATGGTTTTAGCGTTATCTGTGGTCATACTCACAGGGCAGGCATGTCAGCCTTCACAGAGGCATCTGGCGGCCGCGTAGGGCGTATCCTGCGTGGCGTAGAAGGTGGGCATCTTATGGATGTCAGTAAGGCTGGCTACACTCGTGGCACGATGAACTGGCAACAGGCATTCGTGTTAGTCGAGGACACGCAAGTGACGCTAATTAACCTTGAGAAAGACGGCACATTTGTGGTCAATGGGCGCAGGTATGGACGATCTCGATAACGACATAACTTGGTCAATCGATGACGCGATGGACGAGGCAGAATTGTTACCGTTTCGTTATAAACAATAGCGACAATCAGTCTGATATTTATGCAACACTTATGTCAAGAAGCTGCGAAGGGCGCAGCAGAAGGGCAGTAAATGTCAATACTAGAGTTAATTCTAATAGCAGGAGCGATCCTTATATTTTTTATGGGGTACAAAATAGGACACAGAGATGGCTACATTGTGGGACGCAAAGCTGTACGCAAGTTCTACGAGCAGCGCGATCAGGTTAGAGCATGAAGCATGGTGAAATACTACAAAGTGCAACAGATTTATATCAGGAACGCGGATTGCATTATGGTCATCCAAGCGACAACATGGCTAGAGCAGCAAGGCTTCTTAGCGCCTATCTGGAGATGCCAGTTGAGGATTATCAAGTGGCAGTTATCCTTGCACTTGTCAAGATTGCCAGAAGCATTGAAGATAGCCAAAAGGTTGACAGTTGGATCGATGGCGCTTCCTACCTTGCAATCGCTGGACAATTAGCAACAGAGGAGAATGAACTTTATGTATAAATTAGAAGATTATGAGACGGTTGCTATGTTGAACCGTTGGTTTGTGGAAAACTATCCGATGGGAAGGACAAACATTGAAATCACTTATCACGATGTTGAAAAGGGTTACATTACTTGCAGAGCAGAAGTTTATCGCGATGCTAATGACCCTCACCCTGCGACTTCTAATATTGCTCATGGGGTTAGGGATCAATATATCCAAAATATGCGTAGGTTTTACGCAGAGGATATTGCTTCATCAAGTCTTGGCAGAGCAATCACTTTACTTAAAGGCGGAAATACAGCAACTAGAGATGACATGGAAAAAGTCGTACAAGTAGCTGGACAACCAACACAGAGGCCTTTCACAGAAAAGTTAGCAGACAAGATAATTATGCCAGCAGAGGATAACCCTTGGACTGTCAAAGTTGTACAGCCAGCGCAGACGGCCGCTAGTGCAGTTGAACTTGTGCAAGAAGTATTAGGTGCAAGCAAGATAGACAAAGACATTCCTAGATGCAGGAATTGTCACGATCATAAGCCTATGGATTGGAAAACTGGCGTAAGTGCTAAAACAAAGAAGCCTTGGGGCAAGTTTGATTGCTATGTCTGCCGAGATGTTATCTGGTACAACATAGCGCCAGACGGATCATGGAAGCCACAAGAGGTTAGAGCATGAGCGGCTTGCAATTTATGAACCAAGACGGCGAATGGGAAAAACTGCCTAGCGATGATCAACTCGCTGAATTGGCTAAACACAAAGAAGTGCTCAATGCGCTGCAAGTTAGGATACTGTGTCATCTATGCAACGAACCTGTGCCAAAAGAGGAACTAGCCTTTTGGGTCGAAGGTCAAGCTCTTACTTGGTCATGCAAAAAGTGTTCGGCTGTAAGTGAGTCAAAGCCGCAAGCATAGGGGCTTTCGCACCGAGCGAGTAGTAGCAGATTATCTACGGCGCTGGTGGGAAGGTGCTGTGGTGGGTCGAGGTTCTGGGCGCGACATTCTCAATGTTCCGTTCGACTGCGAGGTCAAGGCGCGCACAGGGCTCGATGTAGTAGGGACACTTCGCCAGATCGAAACTAGGACAGCCGAAAGCGGCCTATTGGGGTTTGCTTGTTTTCGACTTAATGGGCAAGGTGAACAGGCTAGCGACTATGTAGCCATGCTTCGCCTTGGCGATCTGGTGGAGTTACTACGAGCTGCTGGATACGAGAAGCGCAAAGATGTAGTGCAGGACAAAGATATTAAGCGATGCAAGCAATGTGGAGAGTGGACAATAAATGATCCTTGCAACTGGTGTGAGGATCAGTAATGCCAATCTATGAGTTTGAATGCACTAATGATCTATGCGAGTCTAACCTTCGCTATGACAAGGAGTTAAAGATAAATGAACCACACGATGTCGAATGCGGCTTCTGCCATGAACCGATGCGCAAGATTTATAGCAGTTTTGGGATTAGTTTTAAAGGTAATGGTTTCTATTCAACAGATAAATAAAATGACACACCGTTATGAGCAGGACTTATGTTAATGAATTTGACTGGTGCGGTACACTCATCTGCTAGAAGCCATCAAGGCTTCAGAGCGCGCCTGAAAGGCGTAGCGCGCGCGGTAGCAGTCGTTATTGGGCTATCTCTATCTATGGCAGTTATGCCTAGATTAGAGGCTTCAATAGTGCCAATAAAAGTATTGGCCAATAAGCAATTAACTGATCAGCAATACAAGTGTCATAACGAGATTATCTTTCGCGAGAGTTCTTGGAATATAGATGCAGTTAATGGCAGTCATCACGGTTATTATCAGTTAAAGATCAAGGCTGTTAAAGGTAAGCCTTATGATTACCAGTTCTGGATGTATTGGTATTATGTAGCACATAGGTATGGGGTTACTCAGTACGATGAGCCTAACTACTGCAATGCACTATTGCATCTAAAGACTAAGGGTTGGCAGTAATGGCAAAGCGTGGTGATCCTCGATTAAGCAGAGATTACAAGAAGTTTAGATTGCAGGTATTGGCTAGGGATCAATGGTCATGCTTCTATTGCCAGCAACCAGCAACCACAGTCGATCACATCATCCCAATTAGCAAAGCGCCTGATCTAGTCATCAATTATGAGAACGCAGTTGCTTGTTGCCAGTCATGCAACAGCAAGAAAGGCAGCCGTAATCAAGCGTCTTTTTTAGGT